TCAAACAAGAAATGGTTTAGTGAAATGTACAAAAGATCATTCTTTATTAAGAAGTAATAACGAAGAAGTTAGTCCATGTTCATTGAAAATTGGTGATGAACTATTACATCATGATCTGATACTTGATGAAATTGATATTGAAGCATTATTTAACCAATATCAAGATTATATTCTCATTTTGAAAAAACATAAACAAATAGAATTTAATAATGAATTATTATCAGCCAAAATATTTTTGTTATGTAAAAATATTGACATGAATGTTTCCATTAATTTAATTGAATATTCAGATGAAATTGAATCATCTCAAATGTTCTTAATCAAAATTATTGATAATAACGATAATAATATCAATGTTAGATCTATTTCATTAGATCATTCCGAAAAGAATTCATATGTATATGATTTAGAAACTGAAAATCATCATTTTGCTTCTGGAATTGGTAGTATGATTGTTCATAATTCTATGTATGGAGCCATGGGTGTAAAAAGGGGTTATTTACCTTTTATGCCAGGAGCTATGGTAAGAAAAAGAAAAATAAAAAAATTTGAGGTAATAATTTATTATAATTTTTTTATAGGTAACCTGCTTTATGGGTAGAACTAACATTGAAATCGTCGCAAAAACCATTCAAGAACAATATAGAGGACAACTTGTTTATGGTGATACTGTAAGTTTTTTTAATTTTACTTTAATTAAAAAAATTATTAAAAAAATTTATTTTATATTTTTATAGGATTCAAACTACATCACATTTCCACATTTGAAAACTGCACCTGAGTGTTGGGATTATGCTGAAATGGTTGCTAATGAAGTATCAAAACTCTTTCCTCCTCCGATTGACAAACAAAAGTTAAGTCGGAAACAGGTAGCTGCTATAATGGTTAAGTAAGATACCATTATGGATAAACAGTGTAACTTACTTTCTCTTCTTCACATGAGAGGATATAACTACCTAGTCTTTTTTTTAAGAAAAAAAGGCAAGACACCTCATAACATCGGGAACACCCTTATAGTCTTAATTACTACTTACGCATTGGAAACTTTATGTAATACCCGGGGTAATGACCTAGGGCATAGTAAAAACATTAAGAATTGGGCAATCCGTGGTCACTAAATCTAAATCCGTTATTGTTAGGACATGATTTATCCGCAACGACTGCAGTTTATTTTCGCAAAAAAAATAAAAAACGGGTGTCGGTTGACAATACATAACTAGCCATTATGTGTCAGCTTAAGGTATAGTCTAGTCCTTTACGAAAGTAAAGGTAGTAAACGAAGACTTGAATTTGAACAAGCGATATATTGGAAATTCTTTATTTTAACAAAGAAAAGATATATGTATCGAGCTTGTGACCAACAAGGTAATATTGATAACAAAATTGGTAAAAGAGGAGTAATTCTTGCAAGAAGAGATAATTCAAAATTTATTCGAACTCTTTATGAACAATTAATTTCGAAAATATTTGATGGTGTTCCAAGAAATGATATTTTATATTTCATTTTAGAAACAATCAATAAATTATTCTCAAACTCTATTCCTTACAAAGACTTAGTTATCACAAAAGCTGTTGGTGATGTAAATAATTTAATACCAATCAAAGAAGATGGTAAAGTAAAAATTGGTAATTATATTGTAAAAGCCTTACCAACAAATGAAAAAGAAAGAGCTGAACAATTGCATAAAAAAAATGCCAAAGATGAAAAAGATTATTATGAAAAAAGTTTGCCAGCACAAGTTCAATTAGCTCAAAAAATGAGAAGAAGAGGTCAAAGAGTTGATGCTGGTAGTCGTATTGAATTTTTAATTACAGATATTAATAATCATAATGATAAACAATATGAAAAAATAGAACATATCGATTATTTTAATAATCATACAGATGTTCTTACAATTGATTTTTTTTATTATTTGAAAAATTCAATCAATTCAATCGACCAACTTCTTAATGTTGCATTTGCACATGATATTTCAGATTCATATAAATTTATATTAGACTTCATGGAAAAACAATATGATTTTCGTTATAAAATACGTAGAAAAGTTTTAATTGAATTAAAAAGTTTATTTTCTCCCAAAATTTCAATAAGTAAATAAAAAAAATTCATTGTAAATTTTATTTTATTTTAAAATTAATTATTTTTTTTTATTTTTTTTCTCTTTACAATTAATAAATAAAATTAAAATATGGGAAATATTACAACTAAAAATGCTGAGGGTAATTTAATTATAGATGGTAAAATTGAAGCTCAAAATATAGAGGCCAAACAAAAAGTTATAGGTAATCAAGTTGAAGCTACTGATTTGTTAAAAGGTAAAGATATAACGGCTGATGAAAATATCATAGGTCAAAATATCGAGTTAACTCAAGGTGATAACAAATTTCAAGGTCCTATTTATACAAAAGGTGTATATTTTTACGATAATACAACTAAAGAATATAAACTTTTTTTAGATGAAAATGGTTTATTTGTGAATAAACCTGATGTAAATTTTGATGAAATAACAGCTCCAGCAGGAGATTATAGTTTCAAAAAAACAATTAGTGTTAAAAATGCAAATGATGAAGTTAAAGCGTCAATTACAAATGATGGTACAGCTACATTTGCTTCAACAACAACTGATGATTTGACTTTGAATGGTGCATTAAATGTAACTTCAGACGAGCTATCAACCATAAAAAATTTAACTGTTGCCTCAGATTTTACTTCTGATGGTAATGCAACTTTTAACCAACCAATTGTAGCATCCGGAGGTATTTCAAGTATTAATAATATTGAAGGTTCAAATTTAGTTATTACAGGTGGTAAAGATTTAACATTTTCAGATACTGCAACTGTTGGTAATTTAATTGCTACAAGAGGAATCGATGCTCGATCAAATTTAATTCAAACACTTGGTGATATGGAAGCTAAAAAAATTACTTTAACTGAAAGAGTTGATGCTCCTACAGTTGTTGCAACAGGTGCTATTGATGGTGGTAGCGTTGTTTCACGAGGCTCGATTTTAGGTAAATCTTTAGATACTCAAGGTGGTAATATTGCTGGTGGAAGTTTGAAGTTAGGTACGAATAATTGGCAATTTGTTGAAAATTCTAAAGGGTCTTTGTGTATTAAAAGAGGAGATCAAGGAATTTCGTGCATTAACGATCAAGGAAATTTGGTTGATTATGAAAATTAATTTTTTTTAATCAATTTACATTTAAAAAAAAAATTATTAAATTAAATAAAAATAATTTAATAAATTATAATTTATGGAAAATAATAAAGAAATTTTTAGCCGACTTAAATTTATTGGAAAAATTCAAATTGGTGAAAAAATTAATTTAAAATATTTACTTTTACAAGAAGATGGATTAATAACTCAATTAACAAGGACTTTATTCCAAGATAATCGAAATAAAACTTTAATATTTTTAAATGATACGATAAATAAATCATTCGAATTAATCAAATGTTACGAAAAATCTAAAAAAGTATCTGAAAAAATTTTATGCACAAATTTGATAACAGATTTACGAAATTCAAAAAATGGACTCCATAATTTAAAAGAAACATATGCATCTGATTTAAAATTTATTTGTGATATTGATTGTCTTTTACAACTTATTGACGCAAAATTACTTGAACTTAATGTTTTATTTCCTCCTCCACTTCCACCTCCATTAAATAATGAATATGAAGAAGAATCTTTAGAAAAAGAAAATGAAAGTAGTTCATAAAATAAAAATTTAAAATAAAAATTTTTAAAAATAAAAATGTTTTTAAAAATTAAGAAATTTTATTATAAATTCAAAAATTATAATAAAACTAAGAATTTTAAAAAAAGAAAAATTACAGATGATGATTTTTTTATCTATCGTACATCATTTACAATACCATGTCAATTTTATAATATAAATTTTAATTCATTTAACGAATTCCAATCCATCTACTACTAACCATATTGTTATATTGAAATGTTTCACTCGTTACAGGTGTAACTTCACTTGTACTTGTAGTAGGAGTGACTTCACTGGTACTTGTAGTAGGTGACACTTCACTTGTAGTTGTGACTTCATTAGTAGGTTGTGTAGATATATTAGATGTAGTAGTACTTAATTGAGCCATATCTTTAGCTAATTGTTCATTATATTTTTGACATTCTTTATCAATTATTTCAATATCACTCATAAAATAATAACTTGAACGCGACATTTTTTTTATTATAAAAAAATAAAAAAAAATTATTTTAAATTATATTCATAAAATTTTTCTTTCAATACATTCACTTGCTCTTCCGATAAAATAATATTTTTATAATCTTCATTATACTTCAATTCGAATTTTATCAACAAATCTCCCCTATTTCCATTTTCATCTATTAAACCTTTGTCTTTTATAGTATAAATGTCATCAAAATTAATAATACCAAATTTATTTGTATTCATTTTAATTGTTTCATTTTGAAAATATATAATTTCTAAATCTTTACCAATAATACTTTCAATAACATTTAAATTTGTTTTATAAATTAAATTAAAATTATTTCTTTCGAAATCATTATGTTTTTCTACATTTATGATAATAATAAAATCACCATTAATTTCATTTTTATTTACTGCTTGTTCGCCCCAACCGTCAATAATATACCTTTTACCATTTTCAACACTTTTTGGAATATCAATTGATACAAATTTTTCTTTTTTACAAAAACCTGTGTTCTCACATTTATTACAACTTACATTTTGATTTCGAAAACTTCCAAGAGAACGACAATGATCACAATTTTGTTGTATCATCTGAACTATTGGACCAATTTGAACATTCATTACAATAAATCCACTACCTTTACAAATTGAACATTCTATTTTACAATTGTCACACTGTGTTTTTCTCATAATATTAAAATTTTTCGACATTCCTGTATAAACATTTTCTAAATTTATATTCAAAATATATTCCTCGTTTCTTTTTTTCTTTAATCTATTATGTCCGCCATTACCACCTCCGCCTAAATTTACATGAAATAATGGATGATTTATACCAAAACCATTACCACCAAACATCATATTTATATTTCCAAAATTCATTGATTGAAAATTATTTTTCATATCATATTCATTTCTACGATTTGTGTCACTTAATATCTCATATGCATCTTGAATCTGCTGGAATTTCTCCTTATTACCACCCTTATCTGGATGATGTTCCTTTGCCAATTTTCTATATGATATCTTTATTTGTTCAAAAGTTGCACTTTTATCTACACACAAAATATCATAATAAGACATTATTTTTTATAATTTTAATATAATTTTATTTTATTTCTATAACAATTATTTAAATTATTAATAAATTTAAAATTAATTTTTATTATTTATCCAAAATTAAAAAATCATTTTAAAATTATAAATTTTTAAATCCAAAAAAAATTATTATTTATTTCCTTAAAAATAAAATGGGTGTTAGTTTCAGTAGCAGTTCAAAACATTACAAAACACGAACTATAATTGAATCTAATAATAATGATAATGATGAAGAATTCATTGAAATTAAAGTTCAAGATAATTATTTCAGTCCTTCTCATATAAAGATATCTCCTATTGTAAAAAATGATTTAGAAAATTATATTAATAATACTACAACTTCGTCAAGTCCTATCCCTATACCATCATCAAATAATAATAAAAATATCGAAAATATCAATATAAATAATGAATTATCACTTAATAGTCCTTCATCATTCACAGTAAATCCTCCTACTCCTCTATCATCAACTCCTCAGTCTTTTTTATCTACATCTCCTCAAACACCTACAATAAAATCTAAGAAAAAAAATAAGAAAAAAAATAAAAATAAAAAAAATTGATTTAAAATTTTATTTTCTTTTTTTTATAAAAAAGAAAAAATTATTATGTCATCATCTCCTAACAGATTACCTGAACCTTTACTAATTGAAGATAATACTCGTTTTATTCAACTTCCTATCAAATACCCCAAACTTCATAAAGCTTTCGAGGATCACGCTGCAATGTTTTGGTCTCATAAAGAAATTGATTACTCTGCTGATATCAACGATTGGAACTCTCTCAATGAAAATGAAAGAATATTCTTTGAACACATTCTTGCTTTCTTTGCTGGAGCAGATGGTATCGTCTTGGAAAATTTAATTTCTAATTTTTGTGTTGAAGTTAAAACTAGTGAAGTTCGCAATTTTTATGCCTTCCAAGCAATGATTGAAAATGAACATGCATTAACTTATGCATTCCTTCTCGATACATATGTTAAAGATGTTGATAGAAAAAATGAATTATTTAATGCTATCGACACAATTCCATGTGTTAAAAAAAAAGCTGATTGGGCTATCAAATGGATGAATTGTGATAGACCATTTGAAGAAAGAGTTATTGCATTCGCGATCGTTGAAGGTATCTTCTTTAGCGCTTCATTTGCTTCAATCTTTTGGCTGAAAAGTCGTAATAAAATGACTAAAGCTTTAGGTAAATCAAATGAATTAATCGCTAGAGATGAAGGATTACATTATTCTTTTGCTATTCTACTTTATGAACATCTTAATAATAAAGTTTCTCAACAAAGAATTGAAGAAATTTTAAGAGAAGCTGTTGATATCGAAATTGAATTCATTTGTGAATCCATTCCTTGTCGTATGATCGGAATGAATGATGAACTTATGACAAAGTATATTAAATATGTTGCCGATCGAATGTTGGTGCAATTAGGATTTGATAAAATCTACAACGAAACCAACCCATTCGATTTTATGAAATCTTTCAGCTTGGATGGAAAGACAAATTTTTTTGAACAAAAAACATCTGAATACCGACATTCCTCTATGACATCAATAACTGAAAATGAATGGAATTTTCAAGCAGATTTTTAAAATATCAAATTTTCATAGAAACAAAATATATGAATGAATATAAACAAAAAATTTTTAATTTCTAAAAATTAAAAATTGATTTTATATTTTTTTTTTAATTTTTAAAAAAGTAATTATGGAAAAAAATATAAAAAAATTTGATCTCGTCCTCTCTAATGGAAATAATTTTCAAATTGCTTTTAGAAAAGACGGGTTTTTATTTGCAACAGCAATATGTAATTTAGTTGTAAAACCTATTTCTCAATGGTTTAAACTAAAGAAAATTAAAGAATTGAAAAATGAAAAACCTTATATGTTTGAAATTTATAAAGGAGGTAATGATAAAAATAACCAAGGAACTTGGTTACATAGAGATGTTATTAATGATTTTATTGATTGGTGTATTCCAGAATTAAAATCACAAATTTCTAAAATTTTAGAAGATTTTAATTTAATTTCTCATGAAAACGATTTTGAAGAAAATGAAGAAGTTTCATCTCTATTATATAAAATTAAAAATTTAGAAATAGAACTTGAAACAAAAACTAAAACTTTTGAAACAGAAATTCAAAAAAAAAATAAAGAATTAGAATTTTTAAAAATTAAAAATCATAGAATTCAACAGCGGGAAAAATGTCCAAATACAAATGTAATTTACATAATAACTAATGAAACGCTGAAAAAAGAAAAAATATTTTTATTTGGTAAAGCAGTAAATTTAGAAAAAAGATTAACAACTTATAATAAATCTTTAGAACACGAAATTATTTTTCAAAAAAGTTTTAAAGATATTTATCATCTTAATACTGCAGAAATTATGATTTTTTATAAATTAAATAAATTTAGAGATAAATTTACAAGAAAAGAAAAATTCTTTTTACCAGAAGATAAAGAAATTTCATTATTTACGAATGTTGTACAACAAACACATGAGTGGTTTTATAAAGATCTTGACGTTTCATATCAGGAAAAAATTTATAAAATATATCCAACAATTAATATTGATTGCGACAGAAATGTAGTTTATTTATTATCTTCGTATGTTCATTTACAAAGTAGAAAGTATATTATTGGAAAATCAAAATATTTATATGGTAGATTATCAGGTTATAATAAAGGTATAGACCATGAAGTTATCTATTATGTAAAATGTAAGAACAAATACCAGATGGATTTAATAGAATCAATGATTTTGTATAAACTCGATGACTTTCGTGAAAGAGCTAATAGAGATCGTTTTATCTTACCTGAAGATAAAGATGTATTTTTCTTCATTGATATATTCGATGAAGCATTAAAATGGTTTGATGATGTAGATGAAAATCTTGAAATTATTAAAACTGAAGAAGAAAAAATACAAGATAGAAAAAATAATAAAGAAACTTATAGAGAACTTAATAAAGAAAAATTGTCATTACTTCAGAAAGAATGGAGAGATGAAAATCATGAAGACTTACTTGTTAAACAAAAAAATTATAGAGAAACACATAAAGAACAAATTTCAAATACTAAAAAAGAATGGTATGATAAAAATAAAGAAAAAACAATTGAAAGAGTGAAAAAAAATTATGAAAATAATAAACAAGAAAAAATAGAAAAAGTCAAAGAATATGCATCAAAAAATAAAGAAAAAATTAAATTACGACAATCAAAGAAAATGGTATGTGAATGTGGTTTAGAATTTCGTAAATATGCTTTAAAAAAACATTTATCAACTACTGTTCATCAAGAAAGAATGAAAATAAAAGAAGAAAATGAAAATTTAAATATTATAAATTAAAAAATCAAGAAATATAATTTTACATTAAATTTACATATTTATTATTTTTTTTACATTTTTCTTTTGTATCAATCCATTCTGATCTACAGAATACACAAGATTTTTTATTTACTAACCACATTTTCATACAAAGTTCATGAACAGCATTTTTACACTCTTTACAAACACTTAATTTTTCTTTTTCTAAATCAAAACATGAAAAACATATTGGACAATCATCTTCCTTATTTCTTATCAACTTTGCTTCATTATTTTTTGAATTTTGTCGTTAATTCATTATCTATTATACTATCTTCAGATCTTAAACAATCTAAATTAAATAATAATCTTTGATATTCATACTCATTTAATTGATGTAATTCATAAAAACCTGTATAAACACCTAATTCCTTTAAAATTTTACAATAAACAAAACAAACATGTTTACAAATTAAATTATCTCTTAAACAATTCGTTTGTGCATCATAACAATCACATTTTATATCATAAAAATCATCATTTTGTTCAATTTTAATTGTATAAACATTTTTTGTTGTACCACATATTTGTAAAATAATTTTTTTCTCTTCAGTTTCTTTTACAACATCTAACAAAAATAATTTTTCTGTTAAACCTCTTTGTCTTCGTAAGTTTTGTAAGTACAACATTTTATATTTTCACAAATATAAAATATATAAATTTCAATTTTTATAAAATATTAATTTATACAAAACAATTGAAATAACCAAAATTCGAACTGGATATGCAATAATCGGTGCCAAATTTTTATCAAATAAACGATTAAAATAATCAGAATATTCATAATCAGAAAATTCACAAACATTGTTCTCAACATTTGTAACAAAACATCTCCAATCATTAAAAGCCCATTGAGCCATTACTCCAACTAAAAATAATAAATGAAATATCAAAATATACTTGTTATTGAAAATCCAACCAAAATACGTAAAGAAAATTATTATTGTGTGAATATAAACAAGAATAAAAATTGCAGGTTTTTCAATGAAACATTTCCAAAATTTTACAAAAATATCAATAATTGCAATACAAAAACATATTATTATTAAAAATTTAAATTTGATTAAATCATCATTACAACATTTTTGTAAAAAATCTTTTATCATTCAATCTTTTTATTTTCCATAAAGATTTTTTTTATTTCCACAAAGTTATTGCAACTTCAGGATTCCAAGTTATTATACTCGAATGTGCATTAATACATTTATAATTCTTTCCATTAAAACTTACAATATCTCCAACTTTATAATTATAATTAATTCTCCATTCTAAATTACTGTCAATTTCACTCCAAATTTTTATAGATGGTTTTAATAATTCAGTTGAAACATTATTTATTTCACATTTATATTTTTTTCCATTAAAATTTACAACATCATTTTTTTTATAAAATTTATTATTAACCCACTCGTTCGCGTTTGTTGGTTTGATTGGTTCTGGAATAGGTGTTGGTTTGATTGGTTCTGGAATAGGTGTTGGTTTTACTGGCTCTGGAATAGGTGTTGGTTTTACTGGTTCTGGAATAGGTGTTGGTTTTACTGGATCAGGAATAGGTGTAATATTATTATTTTTAAAAATATTATTAGCAGTTCGAATTATATCCATACAATTTGGTGTTCCTGGTTTTTGATGTGACCATACAAAAATTCCATGATTATTTCCTTTTTTATTTAAAAAATCACAATGTGTTTTCACTTCATCCAAAGTTATAACATGACCACCCCACGCTTCTGGTGGTATTTCCTCTCCAATTAACAATGGTCCTGAATAAATACTTGAAAATGCATCAAAAGCTTCTAAAGCATTATAAGTTGGACCTGCATCATAACTCATAATACAAATAAAATCTAATTGAAATCCATTACTCTTTAATCCATCAACATTCATCCCTGTATTACTACTACCAGGTAAAGAATTCATAAATTTTCCTTGACCATACGCTCCAACCGAAAATCCTGCCAATGAAATTAACTTTGTAGGTAAAGCTTTTCTCATTTTATTAATGATAGGACCTAACTTCGATGCACCAGCAAAACCTGCTGGATCTTCCCAATCAATATCAACACCATCACACCCTAAATCATCACATAAACTTGCAACACTTTCTGCATTAAAAACATCAAATGGATATGTTGCTCCTCCTACTGATAACATTACAACAATACCTTTTGACTGTAATTTCGCAATTCCGCTCCTAACAATCGAAAAATCAGATGAAAAATCTAAACCAGTTCCACTTAAACTCATTGAACCTTTTTTATATGTGCAAGATGGATTTGCAAACGATAAAAATACAATATTAATTGGTAAATCAATTTTTGCTAAATCAAAAGTATTCACATCACTGCACCAAGTCGATGACCATGATTGAAAATACACACCAATTGGTTTCTTTCCATTTAATTTTTTTTGTAAAGTATTCATTTATTTTTATTTTAATAAAATAAAAATTTTAAATTCAAATTAAATTTAAAATTAAAAAAATTGAAAATTTAATTTTTATTTCACAAAAAAATTATAAAATTAAAATGGAAATTGATAAAAATATCCCTGGACATTTTATTTGTCCGATTTCTTTTGAAGTTTTCACTGATCCAGTTTTATGTTCAGTTGATGGACAAACTTATGAAAGAAGTGCTATCGAAGATTGGATTAAAATAAAAAAATTATCTCCATTTACAAAACAACCTATTCAATTAAATAATTTAACTCCAAATCGAATTTTATTAGATATTGTCAATGAATGGAAGACAAAATCTTCATGTTTATCCGATAAAATTGATAAAATCAGTAATTCTGAAAAAATTAGAAAAAATCATTTAGATGAAATTCTAAATATTCAAAAAACTATTGATGGAATTAAATTTAATTGTTTAATCGAAGATGATGATAAAGATATCATCTATATTCGTTTAAAACAATGGATAAATACTTATTATATTCAAAATATGAAAATTCAAGATGGAAAAAAATCTTTTGTAACTCATGATGGTTCTACTACTTTTACTAATAAGTTATATACAAATCAGAATAGATTAACTTTATATTGTATTGCTAAAAATATCACACCGTTAAATTTTGTTGAGTTCGCTAAATTATCAAAATTTATCAAGCAAGACATTAAATTTCAAGAATTAATTATTAAAAATTTAGAATACAAGTATATTAATAATTCAACGAGTAATCAATATCGATTAACCTATGGATCAAATATGTGTATGTGGTTCAATATGGATCATCCATACATTCAGCATTGGTTAGATATTCTTCAAAATTTAAAAGTTTTTATACTGGAAAGAGCGTATAAAAACCATAAAATTACCGAAAGTTCGTATTTAAAAAAATTTAATGAACTCGGTTTAAGTTCAAATGAACTTTTAGATATTTATTTATCTAAATATGATAAAAAAGAAAAACTTATCATCGACACCGTTATTATGGAATATTCTTCATTAATCGTCAGTTTACCAACTTATGATTTAATTCTTTACACAAATATGAAGATATTTGATGATGAATGCTTCATCGTTTATCCAGAAATTTTATCAAGACTTGATGAGTTACAATTAAAAATTGAAGAACATCGTCAGCAAATTTTATTATTAACATTAAAAGAAGATTTGTTTAAAAATTTATTAAATTAAAATTTAAATTTTTTTTTGAATTTCATCAACTAATTTTTTAAATATATTGAAAATTTCTAAAACTAAATTATCTCTCCAATTTTCTTCATTTTTTCTTAATTTTTTTAATTCTGTGACGCTTACCATCGGCTCTAAGCCATTTTTTGGTAAATATTTGTAAGGTTTTGTTTTCAAATATTCTTCAAATTTATCTAATATTCGATTACAAATATCTTTAGTTTGTTTATTATTTTGTTCAATTTCTACCAATAAATGACTTACACTTGATGTATTCCATTCATCAAATTTAGGATTTTTATCTGCTTCTTGTAATTGTTTTAGTATATTTTCATCTGAGAGGTTTTTATGACATTCTCTACACATTTTTTATTTGTAATTATATTATTTCTTTTTTAAGTATTAATGTTTTAAAAAATTGAATTTTTTAAAAATATTTTAATTATATATGTAAAAAAATATTAAAATGAACGAAAAAATTATGTCTAATCCTAAAAATTTTTGCTTAATTGCAAATTCAAAAGGTGTTTTTTATGAACATCTTTTAGAAGGAAAAAAATGTTTAGGTTCAACAAATTTAGGAAGAATGTTTGATGGTAATTCCAATCGTGGTGGTATTCATTCTTCATCTATTGATTGTTGGATTGAAACTTTTGAGTATTTGATAACAAATCCAGATCATATAGATGATGAAATACCTAAACCTTTTAATATGACACCTAAAAATGAATATTTTGATTTTGTTGAAAAAATTAAAATAGAAATACCTGAAACTGAATTGGAAAGATGGAAAAATTTATCAAAAAATAAATTATCAGAAGAAGCACAAAAATATCATATTGTTCGTGGAATAAAAAATAAAAAAGCTTTAAACAATTTATTGAACAAAATGATTGAAATGTATGAAAGAAGAAAAACAAACATTTGGAGTAAAAATTTTATTAAAAATGAAAATAATTCTATTGATTATAATATGAAAAATATTAATGATTTAAGAGAAATTTGTAAAGAAAAAAATTTACCAAATGCTCATTTGAAATTAAAAGATGATATTGTAAAACTTTTACAAAATAATCCTCATCATACAATTTATAATGAAATGAACAAAGATTATAATGAAATGACATCTTTACAACTAAAAAATTTAGCAAAAAAAAGATGTTTGACAGAATATAATAATTTAAAAAAAGATGAATTAGTGAAATTACATCAAGATTTCGATGAAGATATTGAATTTATTGAAACAAAAAATGATTATTCTGTTTTTAAATTTGATGGAAAAGAAATCAGAACTATTGGAGATGATAACCCTTTATTTGTTGTGAAAGATATAGCCGAAATCCTTGATTTATCTAATTATAAATATGTTTTTAATAGAATGGATGATTATATGAAAATTGAAGGATACGTATTTATTGATAGTCTTGGTAGAAAACACGAAATACAAGTTATTAATGAAGCTGGTTTATATAGTATGATATTACGTTCAAATAAACCAAATGCTAAATTATTTCAAAGATATGTTTTTGAAGAAGTTTTACCTACAATAAGGAAAACTGGTAGTTTTACAATTGAAAATAAATTTAAATTTATGTTGGAGAATAACAGACCATTAAGTCAAGTAATTAATTTATCTAATTACGATAAAGAAGCTTTAGAAATTGAAAAATCATTTAATTTTTGCGCGAATACAAATTGTCCTCTCATATATATCGCATATATAGGAAATGGATTATTAAAAATTGGATTTACTGATTGTAAATTCAAAGAAAGATTATCAAAACATTTATCGACTGAATCTGAATATCAACAATTTCTTGTTTTAACTTGTTACGAAGTCTCAGGGAAAAATATGGAAGAAACATTACATAATTTTTTAGACAAATATAGATATTCATTCAAAAACCAAAAAGAAATATATAAACCTTCTTCAACAATAGCTGATTTTGTTTTAGATATTCAACAGTTTTTAGAAGAAAATGATTTTAAATTAAAATGTAGTAAGTTAGAAAAAGAAATTTATAATTTGAAAGAAGAAAATTTGAAATTACAATGTGAATTATTAAAAAAAGAAAATGAAATATTGAAATCCAAATAAATATATTTATAAAAATTTAATTTATTTTTTTAATTATTTAGATTTTTTTAATGTGATTTTTAAATTTTCAACTTTATTGTTACAAATATCTTTATCAATGTGAGTGACAACATAAGATGTATCATTTAATTTTTCATAGTTTTCGATTTTGAAAGCTTCTGCAATTAATCTTGCAATATTTTGTTTTTTTCCAGCAATAAAAACTCTACATCTACCTCCTTGATCAAAATAAAATTTTAGATCATCAAATTTGAAATTTTTTGCTTTACCTAAATTTGAAACCCATCCACCAACAATAGGTATCCAAATTTCACCTGTAACAGGATCAATTTTATTTTCTTCACTTGGTTTATCATTTTTTAATTTTTTAGTTCTACAAGTTTGACATTCTTTTTTTTTAGTTAATAAATCTTTATGATCTTTTAAAGTTCTTTCTTTTTCAACACCACAACGACATATAAATTTTAATTTTTCATCATTTGAAACGAAATGAGTAAGAACACAACCTTGATTTTCAAAATATTTGTATAATTCTGAATTATTTTCTTTTTGAATTTATATTTTTTTAAAAATAAAATTTTAAAAATCAATTTTTTTTATTTTTTTATTATGTTTTATTTAAGCTAAAAATAAAGCATATAATCTAAACAAACAAACGTACCAGACAGAGTTCAAAAAACGAACTCTGTCTTTTTTAAGTATTATATCAGTTCAAATCATAAAAAAATTTTACAAGTTAAAATCAATTTATATTTGAAAAATTCACATAATATGAAAACTAGAACAAACAAACGTACCAGATGTAGTCCAAGAAATGGACTACCTTTCAATTTATACATCATTAATTAAAAATAAAATTTTAACCTTATTTACAAGTTTGTTGGAAAAATAATTTATATGAAAATAATATAAATTATTAGATTTATAGAAATAAAAAGCGCTTTAGGATTACTATTATAACACTGGGAATCCCAATGCACCACCAGCTACCCTGATAATATTGTTATTAACACAGGTGACATAGAAGTCGTACTTTTGGGCTTGGTAGAAACCGGATCCGGCAGCACCACCACCTTGGGCACATTGGAGTGCTTTGGCGGAGGCAGTTGGAAGAACAGTAACATTGGTCAATTTACCGTAATTTGTACTTCCAAGTGGATCTAAGCTCATAAAGTCAAGGGAGTAAGAGTAGCAGTGATAACCGATGATATCAGGGATAACAGGGGCATGGAACCAAGGGTTGACAAGGGAGAAGTAATCGGAACCCATATCAGTCAAACGGTTAGTGTTCTCATAAGCCAAAGAGGTTTGCAAGATAGGATCAGCAGCACCATCTTCAGGATAGAAGGAGATAGTGTGAGCACCGCTTAAAGACAAACCAACAACAGGTGAGGCAGTAGAGTAGTTAGACCATTCGGAGGGGCAAGTGATGTTGCGAACGGCGAAGAATAAGACCTTGATAGCATGAGAGAATCTGATATCGTAACTCATGGACATACTAGTCAAAGGATTAAAAGAGAATTTCGTGGCTGATTGAACCTGCTCGATTAAGATATCTCTGGGTGCACAGGCCATTCTTTTACGCTCATCATTAGAGACGATGGCATAATTACCCCAAACTTGGACAGCAGACAAAGCAGGAGTAGCAGTCAAGTCAGAAGCATTAGAAACTTGAGTATTAACACCCAAATCATCAGCAGTGGAAACAATCAACAAATCTCTCCAGTCACGGAATTGAAAGAAGAGTCTCATATCATTGTAAGGGAGAGCAGCAGTAGGTAAAGCAACACCACTGTCACGACCATAGAAGAAGGGTAAAGGCAAGTTCAAGGTGTGAGAAGCAATAACGGAACCAGCAGGAGTAGGATCAATCAAATCACTGATGTTACCGATCATGTTGTCGTAACCATTACGCTTGCTAGCGGGAACAGTAAAGGCAGACCAAAAGTCCAAATGAAAACTATCAAATCTAGCAGCAGTCAAATCATTAAAAGTAATGGTGCATTCCTTAATCAAGTTATGCATCAAGTTACGAGTCCATCTCAAAGACTTGTTACCAACACCAGCAGCAGAAGTTAAACCAACAGCTGGAGTTGTAACACGAAGCCAAGTATGCAATAAGTAATCACCAGCACGAGAAATTGTAACTGACAAATCATTGTTGAAATCAGCTGTTCCCATACCGCCCTTAGAAAGAATGACGGGCACCTGTGTGAACCATGTGGACTTACGAGTCTCTCTTACAAAGTAAGCAGTGGCATCGGGACCACCATATAAATATTTCTCGACCTCGTCGAATGTAGCAAGATCAATAAAGCCTGAAGTTATGTTGGATGACATTTTATGTTTATTTTATTAACAGAAATATAAAAAAAAAAATAAACAAAAATTTTGCATAATATTTTTTTCAAAGATAGTAAAAAATTTGATATATTTTTATGTTATTTTCACAAATTCTTATCTAAGTATAAGTTTATACTTCTTTAAATCATAATAAATAAGAAATAAATTAATTTTATATATTTAAAAAAAATTATCAAACCTGAATTTATCCTTTAAAGATGTTTTGTTTAAACCAAAAAAATCTTTTTCAATTTTTATAAACCTATCTAAAGATAAGTTTTTAATAATAAAAACAACAACATGACATCAAAAACTTTTAGTAAAATTAATGATATTTTTCAGTGTAAATTATTCCTAGAGGATGGTACTGAATTTACAATTCCATTGAGAGAAGATGGATATATTTATGCAACTGCTTTATGTAAAGCATCAGGTAAGAGAATAAATAACTGGTTGAGAATAAAAGAAACACAAGAATTTATAAAAAAATTAGAAATACCCGTTACTCATGAAAGCGTAACGGAAAATAAACAAGTGATAGAAGTTTATTATGGTGGGAATGAAAAATATTCCCAAGGAACATGGATTCATCCTGACTTGGGTCTTCAGTTAGCCCAATGGTGTTCGACAAATTTTTCTTTACAAGTTTCAAAATGGATGAAAGAGTTAATTTTTACTGATAAAGTCGAATTAACGAACGAAAAATCTAACAATGATATAGTAAATGAATTAGCAGAAAGATTGAAAAAAGTTGAAGAAGAATTAAAAGAAAAAGATAAAATTATATCTAAAAAAGATGAAGAATTAAAACATTCAGAAAATATAATTGTTGCTTATGATAGTGAAGCAAAAAAGCTATCAAGTAAATATAATAAAATTTATATAAATCATCAAGCATATATGAAACGTAAGGAATTGTATAAATTACGTGAAGGACAATGTGTTTATTTAGTAAATATGACAGGTGATCCGGATGATCCAAAAATAAAAATTGGCCAAACGAAAGATGTTACAAATTATAGAATAGGTACATTTCGAACTTCTAATCCTTTTTGTAAGTTATTATTTGTGATGTATTCACCAGATAGTATTTTGATAGAAAAAAATATGAAAACAAAATACGCTAAAGAATTATATCCGAATAATAGTGAATTTGTTGCGAATGTTGATGTAAATGAATTGATAGATAGTTGTATAGCGATTTGTGATTTATTAAATATTTCATATGAGTTGGAATCGGAAGAAGAATTGCAAAAATTTAATAGACATATTATAACGGTTGAGGAAGCTGAGAATATGTTAGAAAGTGATGAAGAAGAAATTGAGATAGATACAAATAATGGTTTTAGAAGATGTGGAGGAATAACACATAAAACAGAAGAAGAAAGAATGCAACCTATAACAAATTTTTTCAAAAACAAAAGTAATCGATCTGGAGTTGCAAGATTGTGTAAAGAATGTTATTTGACAGGTGTTTATGGAGATAAGCGCAAACGACGTAAGAAGGTAGTAATTCCTGAATTTGATCCACTTATTCATAAGTGGTGTAACAGATGCGAAAGCGTGAGACAAAGAACAGAATTTCAAGCTGATAAAACAACAAAAGATGGATTAAGTGCAAATTGTAAAGCATGTAAAAGAGATCAGAAGCAAAAATATTTAGAAAAAAAGAAATTACAAAAGAAAGAATTGGAAAATGATATTAACAATGAAGAAGAAATAATAAATATGAAAAATTAAATTTTTATTTTTAAAATTTTCAAAAAATAAAAATTATATTTTTGGTTTGACTGAGAAAATAATTTCATGATTTAAGAAAGATATACTTGATTGTTGTAAAGTTTCTTGTATTAAATTGATTAATAAATTGAA